TCTTTAAATAATTCATATGTAGTTGTATCATTCTTTAATGTATTTAATTTTTCTGTAAAAGTATTTTCATACCAATCAAATAATTTTTCAATAGCTTGCTCATTAATTAAAGAATTTTTATGATGCTCATTAGCAGATCTTCTTACAACATCCATTGTACCAGAGTCAGTTAAAAATGCATCGTATATTTGTAATACAAATGGATTAGCAGCACCTAAACTTTTAGCAATTTCTTTAATTTTATTCCATGAATTTGTAAAAGTTTTAGTAACCATGTTAGAATCAAATGCTTGTATTATAGATGGCTGAGCTCTACCTACTGCATAACCACCAAACTCTGGTGCTTTACCTGGCATAGGTTTAATAGCAGACGGATCTGTCTTTACATTATAATGCTGTACAGTAACAATTCTAGGTTTACCTGCTTCATCTTTAATTTGATATTGTGTTTGTCCTGCTTGTTCAGATGTTAAACCTGCAAGCGTAGATACTAAACCAGTAGGCTGTTTAATTTGTAATAGCTCTGCTGAAAGCGGCGACATAAAAGCAATAGCTTTCATTAGTTTAGTCATTCTTAAAGTCTGCGGATCCATAGTTTCATAAATAGAATCAACTAATATAGTATGTAAGAAATCAATAACATCATCATTATTTAATTTATGATTAGCCATTATACTTTTTATTTCATCATTTAAAAATACAGTTCGATCTACGTGCTGCTTTAATGAAAATATATCCTGACCATATCCCATAGTCATAGGTGACTTCTTTAAAAAGTTTTCTCTATCACCAATAGCTTCTTCTAATATTCGTTCATAAGCATTCGCTATTGACGGTAGTCCCGCCTTGTTATCGTGTGTTACTTTAGTTACACCTTTAACTAAACTAGGAAACTTTCTTCTCATCTCATCAGCCATAGCATCTCTAACATCTTTATAATCGCTAGACTCTAGCTTCTCTAAGAAAGGTGTTTTCATTATTATACCAGATCTCTTAGCCATATTTAAACTACCAAGTAATGTAGCAAGAGTTGCAGGACCATGTGTCTGTCCATCTATTTCAAATGCCTGCGTATCTGTAAATATAGTTCCATTCTTTTTAGCTCTTTCGTATTTAGCTAATGCCATTAAGTAATCTGCTTGATGTATAGCATCAGTTTCAAAGTCAGCTAAGTATGCTTTTAATCTAGGACTTAATGGATCTGAACCATATCTTTGTGCTATTTGTTTCTTAACTTCATTTGCTTGCTGAGGCGAAGCTGCTTTTTTAAATGCAGTTAATAATGCACCAGCTTCTCTTGTATTAAAGCCAGCTGTTCTTTCTATTAACTCATTACCCCATTGTACATATTGATTATATAAACCAGCACCAGGATTTTGTTCAGCTTGCTTTTCAAACTCTTTAAATATTCTTATTCTTTCTGAAGTAGGTCTACCCATACCATACTTTTTCTTAAAGCTAGATTCAACCTTCCTTCCTTCTTCATCAGTTACTTTAGGATCTTCAAACAAATGCTTTGACATTCCTTCTGTCCAGTTTTGTTCGAGCTTACCACCCTTACCAGGTTGCCACTGATACCTATTACCACCTCCTACTATACCTCTTACAATAGGGCTAGCCTGAGGATTATATACAGTTTGCTGAGCATGCATTCTTCCAGTTAATAACTGTAATGCAAAAGTTAAATAGTTAGATTTACCTGAGTATCTTCCTACACCTTCCATAAGATTTACAAACTTTTCTCTTTCAAGTCTAAGAATATTTTTAGGATTATAATCTCTATATGTTTTTTCAGCTAACTTAACTTGTTCTTCTGATGCACCTTGCTCTATTAATCTTTGCACTCTATTTTTTAAAGATGCTTTTTCATTTAATAAATCTTGGTATTTTTGTTTACCTATTTTAAAAATGTTTGCATAGAAAATATCATTGTTAGGACCTGGTATATATTGATCTTGCATATCTATATTTCTAACAGTTCCTGCGTTTGCTAACGCAAGCATTGATAAATATGTTGCAACCTTTTCTCTGTTAGGATCATTAATAAATGCTACTTGATTCATATTCTTAGTAGCTTCAAAGTGTGCAGAGGTATCACCAATTTCTTTTGAAAGTCTAGTTGTCATATCACGAGTATACTGAGATGCTTCTCCCATAACTCTACCATCTTGTGACGGTGCGTCTAGTGGTGTTACTTCTTGTGTACTAAACAAACCAGTATATACACGATACATATTTTCAAATATCTTTGCACCCTTTTCAGTAGGTTCAAATACTACTCTGCCTCCTTTATTTTTTTCAATTATCATATCAGAATTAGCAGCAGCATAAGTAGTCTTAGCTATATCACCAATCTGTGTAAATACTTCAGGTCTAATGTTATCTATTTCATTTAAGTACTCAGCAGTATCTCCTAAACCTTTTTGCATAGCTTTAGTTCTTTTATATTCTCTATAAATTTCTTTACCTAACTGTTGAATACCCTGTGCCTTTTTAAACTCTAACTTCTTAATAGAGTCTTGCTCATTTACTTCTTCAACAACATCACTAACTTCTTCAGGATCTGTAGTAAACATACTTTGTACAAAGAATTCTTCTGTAAGTATTCCCATTAAACCAAACAATTCAGGGTCAACTATAAAAGTTCCTTTATCATTTAGCGTACCTGCATCTAACACATCATAAAATATATTTTTGTTTGTAGTGTTTAAGTTATTGATATTCTTATATAAAGGTGCTACAGGTGCGTCAGTTGTCTGAGCAGCTTCTCTAAAATTACCTGTTGATAAAAACTTTGCTTTCTGATCTGCAGTTAATTTAGTACCTGCTATTCTTCCAGTGTTAGCTAAGCCTGCAACTTTACCAGCTCTATTAATAGCACCACCAAATGATGATGCTGCTTCATCTATACTAGGCTGACCAGTAATTGCTTTCTCTAATTCGTATGCACCTCTTAAAGTTGTTATGTCTTTACCAAGTGCTTCACCAAATTGTCGTACACGTGGTTTAATTCTAGCAGCTTCTTCTGATGCTAACTCTTCAGGTGTCTTATTAGCTATTGCTTCTTCATCAGTGCTTGCCATTATTCCTGCAATATCTTCAATATTGTTATCAGCAATCACTTGGTTTGCAACTACTGTATCTACAGGTTGCTGAATTGTTTCTATATCTTTTTTAACAAGCTCTTCTTTATCAGCTACTGACCAAAGTTTATGTGTACCTGCTAACTTTTTAGCAAGCATGTCAGTTGGTTTATCAAGCATAGAACCGGATTTTGCGCTTGTATCTATTGCCATAAGTTCTCCTATTCAACTAATGAAGCACCAGCTGCAGCTAGTCTTCTATTAAGTATATTAACTGGCCCAATCAATGGTGCAGTTTTAAATAATTTATATAAGCCTGTTTCCGTTTTCCCTTCTAGTACCTGGCCTGCTCCTGTTAAAGCTCTTGATACGTTTGATAAAGCTGCTGCTTCACCTGATACTGTATCAAAAATTTCTTCAACCATATTACTAGATGATGTTTCATAGATAGGAAAGAAAAAGTTAAGTGGTCTTTCAGCAACACCAATCATACCTGATGCGCCTATACCTCTTTGTATTTTTTCTAATCGATCTAAATAAGGTGTAGCTTGTCCATACTTTAATAAATCTTTTAAGTATTGTGAAACAAAACCTAACATAATCATAGTAGTCATGATTGCAAAAGCATTATATTTTAATCTAGGTGTACCTCTCTTTACATAATCTCCCCACAATCTTGGTAATATATTTGCAGAAAATGTTGCAATAAAACCTTGGAACTGTGTGAATAAAGCTAAGTGTGGGTTCTGATAAAACAATGGTCTGTTAGCTGTTCCTGGTAATGCGATAGCTTCATTAACAAAGTTGTATTCAGCTTGTGATAATATATCATCTAACCTTTCACTAGCTCTTCTCATATCTGAAAGATGTTCTTCTCTAGTTTTATTAGCAGGTTTTTCAAATGGTAAACCATCAATTTCTAATAGCTCTGTAACATTTATACCTAGATTTCTTAATTGTTCTTCAGCTTCTTGCTCTTCATTATTTTGTGGTCTGCCACTCATTCTACCTTCTTTAACAGTAGCTAGGTGATCCATAATAAAATCATCAGCAATTGAAGCTCTTACATTACGTGTATAATCTGTCCACTGCTGTAAACCAATAACTCTAAAATACTTATCTAACAAATATCTTGAAGCAAAAGTATTTTCAGTAGCACCTGTAGTTTGTGCAGCACCTACATCCCAATCAAAGTAACCTAATCTTTTTAGGCGAGCCTGCCTTTCTTCTTTCTTAAGTCTAGCTTTAGTTCCTGTAGCTAACTTTAAATTAGGTGTGGGTGTAGTAATAGTTTCCCATATTGCTTGACCAAGTTCTCTACCAGCATTCTTTAATACACCTTGTATTTGTTCTGGTGATAGTGCTCTCATAGTCATCATAAATTCTACAAGCGATGATATAGTTGCTAATGGTAGTCCTGCAAGTGTAGTCCATACTAATACGTTCTTTTGTATTTTAGCAAGTGTTTCATTATCTATTTTCTTATAGTTACCTGATTCAGCATTAAGATAATCCTGTAAGAATGCTGCTAATCTATTAGCACGCTCTTCAGTTATCTCACCCTTTTGTACAGCTTCATCAAGTACCTGATTGATAACCTCACCATTATCACCAACAAACTTCTGATACGTAGTATATCTAGCAGCAGATTTAGCAGCGTTACTAACATTTATAAACAAATCCTTTTCCATATATTTTTCAAACTTACCACTAGGATGTGTTGCTAATCCAAGTGTTCTTCCTTTATGTGAACCAGGAATATGTCTACCTCTACCAATATTAAAATCAGTTAAAGTATTATCATCTACAATATCATTATTATCTAATATAGCATCTGCTAATCGCTTAGCTTGATCCTGTGTAAATTGAAACTCATCTTTAAGATCTTTAATAAATTCTGCTTTATTCTTTTCAACTTGTACTTTATCTAATGATTTATATGTACCTAAATAATTATTTAAATAACCTACATCAAATCTTTTACCAGTTTTACTGCCATCTAAAAAGAATTCTCTTGCTGTCTTTTGATCTTTAAAAAGTTTATCACCAAGCTTTTGTAGTTGACTTGTAATTAATTTATAAAAATCTTTATCCTTTCTAAATTCCTCAGGTAAATTATCAAAGTCAACTTTACTTAGTTCTTGATCTTTAACAACATCTCTATAAAATCTATATACCATATCTGATATAGTTAAAGTATCAATGTTCTTTTGTTTAAGCATACTAGCTGCGCCAGCTGGTGACATTATCTCTTCTTTATATTTAGCTAACTCACCTTGCTTATGCTCTTCAAAGTTTCTACCAGGATGTACTCTATGTAAGAATGCACCAAAGAAAGAACCAAGTTCTCTTATTGTAGGCGAGCCAACCGCATCTTGCCACATAGCATGACCAACAGATCCCCTCCATAATACAGGAAATTCTTTAGCTGCTGCTTTAATTTTTTCAAGAAGATCTCTATCCTTTGCTTGCTTTCTACCGGCTTCATCTCTACCAGCAAAACTACTACGATCTATTACTTCACCATATGCTTCACGCTCTGCTTCGCTTGTACGCTTAGCTTTTAATTTTTTTCTATAGCCATCAAGTAGTTCCAAAGTATTTTTTGGTTTAACATATCTTGCAATAGTACCATCAGGATTTTTAATATTATACTTATCTTCGTTTTCTTTTGCCCACTTACCTTCAGTAGATAATCTTTTTTCTTCAGCTGGTGCTAGTCTAACATTTACATCAGCCCATGCGCCAGCATCATATGCAGCTCCTGGTATTGCAAAGCCTGCACCTAATGTACCACCAGCTACAAAAGCATTTACTAATCTATTATGTAAGTCAACTGAGTTAAATGGTTTATCACTACCATATACTGAAGCTAAGTATTGCGTAAGCTCTTGCCCAACTTCCGTAGTTGATTCTATACCAAAGCCTGTTGCAGATCTTGCAGCAAATGCTCGTAGTATATTACCATATGTTAATTGTTCTTTAGCAATTTGTGCAGCACTACCTATTAGCTTAGCTGATTCCATACGTGTCATTTTAGCTATAGCTGCTTTAGCTACTGCATCTGTTGCACCTGGATTCTTTTTCTGATAAGCCTTAACCATTTTATCACGGTACTCTTTCTTTAATATTGTACCACTTACACCACTCATTAAGGTTTTAATACCAAGCCTATCTAATACAGACATAGTAACACCAGAAGCTGTAGCTAATATAGCACTCTTATCTTCAGCATCACCTTCCATATCATTATATGTCATACCTGTATACATAGCCACCGGTGCTATCATACCTACAGGTGCTGTCATAGCGCCTGCAAATGTTACTCCCATATATGGTAATGAAATAGCTGCCATGTTTCCTACGTATTCAAAGAAACCACTTAGCCCTCCAACATCCCATTCATTAGCAATAACATTACCATCATCATCTAATGTAGGTTTTAGTATACTCATTTTTAATTCAGGCTTAGATCTTAAATAATCATGCTGTCTTTTAATACCAGCTGAACCAATCTCTGAGAACCAATCAAATCCTGATTCTTCTCCAATCATATTAACAGCACCATACATTCCTTCAATAGCACCTGTCCAACCTATATCAAAGCCATCAGCCCAAGGATGAAGTGATTTGTTTTGTAATGTTCTATCGCTATGCCTATTTAAAACCATAGAATCTGTATACTCAGCTGCCATTTTCTTTCTGAATGCAAACTCTGCAATAGATTCTCCAGGTTGTCTAGGTGCATTTAATCTAGCTAGCTGCTGTTCATTCAATGCAATCTTAGCAAACTCTGAATCATACCATTGTTCTTTATCAGCAACTTGCTCTATTGTAAGTTGTGCTTGTTCAAACTCATCAAGTGGTTCATCAGAAAATTTATTTATTCTATCTGATTTACGTGCAGCTCCCCATTGATATGCATTAATTTCTTCAGGTGAACTAAACTTACCTAATTTATTTATCCCATATCTGCTTAATGTTTCTACAAAGTCTTTACCATTTTCATCAGTTATCCTAACTAATTGTCTGGTACCTGTAGCATCCATCTTAGGTGTACCATCCGGATTTGTAAGTTTAATTACATTATTATAGTTAAACTTTTTAGCTAACCCTTCAATCTGTTCAGTAGCTGCTAAACCACCAGGAGTTCCAGGAGCAAGCTCACCCTGCCCTGTAATATGCATAATCTCAGGTGCGCTTAATCCTTCTATTCTAAATAGCTTACCTTCTTTATCTGTTAATGTATCACCATCAATAAACTTATGTTCTTCCTGGTTTATTGCTTTAGGCATTACAAAATCAGAAGTATCTATATTATATAAAGCCATATAAACTCCTACTGATTAGCCATTCCTTCCATTATATTTTCTAAGTATACTTGCCCAAACAATGCAAATGGTGTTATGTTTTCACCTGAATCAATAACATGCTGCTCAAATATTTTCTTCCAAGGTTTACCAGATTCTTTATCATTTTTATTATATACTTTAGCAACAGTGTTCCAAAATCTATTTACATCTCCTGTAACATTATTAATCTTACCATTTAATATTACAAGTTCAGATGGATTCATTTCAATTTTATTACCATTAACTATAGCAGTTGAAACAGGTGGTAAAGGTTTACCTTCTTCATCTTTAAGATTATCTAGCCTTTGTTTAATAGTAGCTTCTTCTAAGTAAGGTATTAAAGAACTTATGCTAACATCAATACCTTGGGCTTCAGCTTCATCAGCTGCAGCAATAGCCATCTTCCATGCTTGCTGAATACCAGGCCCCATTTTATAAACTTGAAACCCATTTTTATCTGCCCATGCTGCAACTTCTCTAGCAGCAAATTCAGGTTCAATATCAGTTGTATAAACGTTTTGCATAATACCTTTATCGATATTCTTTTCTTTAGTTTTATCAGTACCTTCTTTATAAGATTTCATTTGACCTACTATTCTATCAGCAGCTTTATTAATCTTTTCATTGTATTCATCAGTACCTTGTACATCAGAACCATCAGAAGTCCAAGCGCTACTAACTCTTTGCTTTACATCACCGCCATCTTTATCCCATGACCAGTAAGTAAAGTCATCACCTTGAGCATTCTTTTTCTTAAACTTATAAGCAACCCTTGCTTGACCTGCTGCATTGTAATAAGTTTTCTCTTCGCCTTGAGGTCTAGGTGTAGAGCCAATAGGTGTAAGCATATTAGGATCACCAGTTCTTTTATAATCAGCAAGTGATTTCTTAGTATACTTACCAGCGTTTTCTTTAATAAACTTATCCATAAGAGCATTCTTTGTATCAACTCTTTTAAGATAGTTCTTTGCTACATAACCTATAGTATCATTATGATCGTAGCCTAATGCTCTTGATGCTAAGTAAATTGCAATGCCTCTTCCAAGCTCTTGGCCATCTATTAAATCACCAAACAAAAAGTTAAGTACTCCTTTAGCTTGCTCATATGCAGGTGTACCCTGACTTTGATTAGCATCATTCTGAGCAGCCTTACCAGCATCACTATCTAAATCTTGTTTTAGTTCCGCTTCTTTAGCAGTATTTAAATTGTTTGCAACAGCTGCTAACTTAGATTGACTTTCTTCTAATGGTGTAGTTACTTCTGTTGTATCTTTTTGTTTATTTAAATCATCTAAAGCCTGTGATGCCGCTGTTCTTTCTGTTTCAGTTATGTTAGGATTATTCACTTGATTTTCAAGATTAGTAATATTATTTTGTAAATCTTGCTGCTTTTTAATTTCAGCCATATCTCCTTTATATTTTTCTTGGAAATCAATAAGTGCTTGTCTTTTCTTTTTACTTGCTATTTCATTTTCTAATCTTCTAATTTCATCTCTAAACATAGTTTCACCTTCAGGAGATGAATCAGGATCTGATTGATAAGTTTGAAGATCTTTAAGCGCAGTGCTTAAATTATTTTCTAACATATTTAATTGAGAGTCTATTGCGCCTGGAGATTGTTCTAATACAAGATTTGATAATACATCTACTTCAGGTTTAGTAATACCTACTTCCATAGGCTTATCTACTTTTAATAGTTCGGCACCAGTTTCTTGGTCATACATATCAGGATCTATCTGCTGATATACTGGTGGTATTTCATAAGCAGGAGAACCAGTTAACTCATCTTGAACCATTTTGTCATAGCTACTCATATATGTAGGATCTGCCATTGGCATACCTAAACCTTGCGGATCATATGATTCCACATAATTATCTGATGGTAAAGACATATCCATTGACATAGTAGTAGTATCATCTTCAGGTACTTTTACAGAACTTAATATATCATCTGTCTTATTAGATAATTGTTCTGATTCAAATATTAATTTCATTATATCATCTTGGTCATCTAATGTAGGATATACCATACCACCTGGATCTAAGTGTACTGCACCACCTTCTTTAAAAGGACTTATTTTTTCTGGCTTAGTAAACTTAAAACCAATATTATTTGGATCTATAAAATCTTTTACCTTTTCAGCAAAGCTACTAGCTTTTTTCTTAATATTACTAAGAGGATTACGAGACATACTTTGGTTTAAATCACCAGGAGTAATACCACGTTTTCTATATTCTTCCATAATACTATCTTTATCTTTAGAATTTATATTTGGTTTAGGAATAGGAACTTCAGGCATTTGATCTTGTGGAACCATAAATTTTTGAAAATCTAAAACTCTTGTTGGTGTTTTCTTATACCACGAAGTTTCATTATATATTTCATTAGGACTATCTTTTTTAAAATTATATTGTGCATTTGCAGCAGCTTTCTTAAAATCGCCTTCTTTAATAGCTTTAAACATACTTTTAAATTGAGCTTGATTTCCTTGGCCTAATTGATAAGCCATATTAGTTAATCCCCACTGTTGACTAGCTGATAACTTTTTCCAGTTTTTACTACCTATATTTCTTTTAGCAGCATTCATAGCAATCGATATATCTTTTTCAAACTGATTATCAATTTCTTTTTTAGTTTTAAATCCTGGAACTGATTGGCCTTCTGTTTCTGGTCCATATTTACTAGCATCTAATAAATGACCTAAGCCAATTGTAGGCTCCCACTTACCATCATTAGGTAATGGATCATATATTTTATACTGGTAACCACCTTCTCTTTCTTTTAATTCTTCTTTCCAATCTTTTAATTGTTTACCTTTAGCAGCATACTCAGGTTTCATATCCTGAACCTTTCTGCCTTCATCATTTATCTTTTTAATTAATGGTCCGTACATATCTGTTGCTTCTTTATTAACAACAAATTCACCAGGAGTAAGCCAAGCTGGTACAGTATCAGTACCTTTAGGTTCTCCAGGATGATCGTACATGGGTACAGCTGAAGTCATAGGAGGAACTTCTAGCTGATTATCCATTGTGATCTCTAGAGATTTCATATTACCATAGCGGTCTTTCTGAGTGGCTTTATATTTCATACTATTCTCCTTTAGACAAAGGGCCCATATTTATTTCGTATTCGTTTGTAACATCCCCACCATGTGTTTTATATTTAACTTTTGATACATTACCAAGTGGTCCTACAAAGCCACCAGTATTAAACAACTTAAATACTTTACCTAATACAGCAGCACCCATTAACCACGGTGCAGCAGCAGCCATCATTGGTGCAAAGCCAGCACCAGCACCAGCAGCTTTGGCAATACCAGGGCCTTTCATAGCAGCAGCAATTGGATTTGCGGCAGATAACATTTTAGCATTATAAGCAGCAGCTTTAGGTGCAAACATAGAACCTAATTTACCCATTGCCATATTAGCGCCTTTCATTCCAACTTTACCAGCTACATCGGCACCAGCAGCTTGTGCAACTTCTATTAGTGGATCTTTTTGTTGTTGTACTGGTTGTGGGTTTGGTTGATAATTTGCGCGCTGTAACATTCTTTTTACTTCTTCCTCGTCATACGGCTTAGCTAATTCTACAACCATTACTTACCTCCACCACCAGTAGTAGTCTGTGTTTGTTTTTGAGGGGCTGCTCCTAAATAACCAAAGTATCTTGAAGCTACTGTACTAGGTGCATCAATTTTTTGTTGCTCATATGCTTGTCTAGCACTACCAACTTGACCAAGTCCTTTAGCACCTGACTGTATATCTTGTTGTCTTTGCTGTTGAAACTGCATTGACTTATCGCCAACTGCGCTAGCCATCATTTTTTGTGCTCGAGCTGATCCACCATAACCACCAAGTGCCGCTTGTCCAGCTGCTGAACCTACTACATTTTGTATGTCACGATTCATAGCATTCGTATAATCAAATGCGCCGGTACCTGCAACAGCTTGTTCAGCTAATGCTTGTTGTGCTTTAAGTGCTGACTCTTGAGCAGGATCCAATGCAGCTACAACACTGCTTGTATCACCTTCTTTAATTTTCTCAATATCACCTTCGTATCTATCAGTTACATCACTTAGTACTCTTTCTAAATACGGTTTAAACTCTTCATCTATACCTGAAGTAGTTACAGTTTGTTGTGGTGCGCTTCTTCCTCCACCCATAATTTATTCTCCTATGACACCTCTTATTGAGGTATTTAATTTAGCATTATATCTTTTTGCTAATAGTTTACCATATCTCAATGAATCACTTTCCCCTCTCACTGAGTCTGCCCTCCAGTGTTTACCACCATGTTTCTTAGTATGCTCTATCATAGCATCAAATAATCTATATACTATAAAAGCATTATTTTTATTTTCTAAATTTACAATACAATCTTTAACATCCATTACATAAGTATTATTATAGTAGTTAACATATGCATGGGCTGTTAAAAATCCTTGTATATTATGTTCTGTAAAATCACCTATAGCTAAATAATGCGGATTTGTTTTTTGTTTTTCAACTATATCTAAAAAGTATCTCATCCATACTGCTTCGTTATAATCAAAACCATGAAACTCACCGTTAACTATAGTATAGTTTCTCATTAATTGTATAGCTTCAAATGTATCATTGTCTTCTAATACTCTTATCACTTAGGCTCCTCAGGGAATGCAATAACATCTGGATCTGTTACATCTTTAGTTATGTCCCTTAATTTTTGTCTATATACTTTCCATTCTTCTTTAGTGCCTTTATGTGCACTATCAGATAATTGTGTATAATCTGAATCTTTAAGTAATTGATTTCTTTTATTTCTTATTTCTGTAAATTTCATATTATCTGGTTTAATAAATACTTTATTATCTCTATCGTATTTCCAGCCAAATTGAACTTCTTTATCATATTCTACGTAATCTGACCCATCATGAGGTTTTGCAGTACCCCAACCAGTAACTATATCATCTTTTAAATTAACAAACACTAGACTCTCCTCACTTCTAAACATGTAACACTTCCAGTTAAGGATGCTGGTTCTGATCCTACTGAAGCTGAAGTATAACCTACAATAGTAACTCCTTTTGCAACCTGTATTTTCATCGCCTTAATTGAAGCTTTAGCACCAACTCCATCAGAGCCTCCAATAGCAGTACCATCTAAACTTACTGCTGTACCTCCGTGACTTATATAAGCAGTTATATTTCCAACTTGACCAGTATTAGATTGTGAAGACGTTG